TTTAATGTATCAGCAATAATGGTTGATGTAGCAGCTAATGCATCATTTGCTAAAACAACTTTTCCTTCTGCAACAATCTTTGCAAAGTTCTCGGTTGCTTTTACATATACAGCATTACCAGCTGTAGCCATTGAGCTTCTAAACTTTAAGCCCTCTTCAGCATCTACAGAGCTAATTGCTCTAGCGTATCCAGAGGTTAACGATTTAATTGTGGTTTGTACTTCTTGTAAGTTAAATGTTCCCGTTTCTACAGTAGCGCTTAACTTAGCCAATTCTTGACGGCCAAGAACCTCTAATTCACTACGCAGCTGTCCAGCTTGTATTTTTCTAGCAGCATCACCAAAATATGTACCAGGTTTTGCAAATAACTCAGCTGGGCTTTTGCCCTCTTCCATTGCTTTCATTACTTGCTCTGCGCTTGGTATATTCTCAGCGCCATATTGCAAACCTTCACGTTGGGCTTTTTCGGCAGCCTCTTTAAATGCAAACCCAGCCAATCGATCTAATGATGCATTAATGCCCTGAGTCATAGCTACAGACTCTTTGATGTTTGCAAAGTCTAGACGTGGAACGTCTGCTGGCAGATAGCCAGTTGGTTGGTAGCGTGGAAGTTCAGCCATGATTAACCTATCCTAGTTTTGCAAACTGAAATCCAGCAGATCCTAACTTACCAGCAGCATCAAAATAGCCAGCCTGTTCCGCAATCTGCCCAGCACCTCGATACAGACTTGCTTGTATCAAACCACCGCGTTGTGCCATGTCTGCATTTTGTAAAGCAAACATAAACTCTTTGCCACCACGAGTATTGTTGACTTGCTGTATCAATCCAGCCGATCCCTCAAATCCTTGCGTACCACCAGCAAAGCCACGAGCCACTACAGCTGCGTTAGCTTGGTTGGTACGTCTAAGAATATCGTTAGCCTGTAACTCATACTGCACAGCTCTGCGGTCAGACTCAACCTCTGCTTGCTTTGCTTGCATCTGATACATCTTGTTGCGGTCTTGGCCAGCCTTGATAGATCCATACGCACTAACAGCTGTTAATGTAATAGCAATAGCTGTTACTGGGTCTTGATACTTTTGTCCAATATGCTTGTTTACGGCTGGGCCATTAAATGGGTCACCGATTGGGCCATCAAAGTTTTTAATGTCTTGTCTAGAAAATCTCATATTAAGTTCCCTGATGTGTTGCTACTTTGTACTCTAAACCGAGCAAGGTCATCTTTAATGGTATGTCTTGCTCTACAGTAATCTTGCCCTCTGTCGTATAGCCTCGTAGTCCATGTATTGTTTTGATGCCAGTAAACTCATCAACTGCTTCATCAAGAATGTCACCAAACGCTCTAAATGGCACCTCAATTGTATTAATCTTCATGTGCTGGGTACTAGCCACCAACGCGTTAACCTCAACAATTCTTTTCTTAAATGCAATGCGTGTGCCTGTCTGTAGCTTTAGGTCTACAGGCATGGTTACTGCCTTGACTGTCATAGGTAAGCCTACCTCAAATTTAGTAGCTGATGAGCGTGGGAATGTAACTGTGCCACCGCCAGGTACGACTTGGTTAGCCTGTACCGATCCATCTAAAATTACATTGACTGTCTCTGTAGCTATATGAGTAACTGATACTGATGCAGCAACCCCACCAGTTGTGGCAGAGTCTGTAAGTAAGGCGTTGTCAAAAGCCTCAACGTAGTATTGGAATACACCATTTACATTACGTTTTGCTACCACATAGATGGTTGAGATATCTACACCCACATCCACAAAAGATCCGTCCACAGTAATGAACTCTGATGGAGCAATGACGTTTTGGGCGCGGAGTAATGAGAACACAGCCATCGTGCCGTCATCTGAATTAGTAATTAGCAGTAAGTCGTTTTCATCAGTAGCCACAGACCTACGCAAAGCCATACGAGTTGGAGTACGCAAGAGATGGCCAGCAAGTAACGATATCTTCTGCGTGACGTATGTAAGCTGCGTATCAGTATAAGCAAACTCATTTAATGATTTCCCTTGTCGTTGTACAAACAGGGTGCCAGACTCTAACTGTTGAACCCTAACACCTTCTTTAATGCCGTTACGGCTTGCTGTTTTAACAAAGAAATTCGTTGGAGTAATTGGGTCAAGGCCGTTTTGAGGAACATAGAATTCACCTCCTGTTGTAAATACTTGTAAGTCTCTACCAGAGATAATGTCAACAATTGCGTTGAATGTGTTGGTGTCTAGCGTTGCCTCAATGGCATCATCATCTAAGCCCTCGGTGGGGTCAAAGTCAAAGAACAGTCCAACCTTAGAACCCCATATCGTTGATGGCCTAGTCTTAGACCCACCAAAATATAAACGGCCTTCGTGGAATGTTACCGAGCGTGGATATCCTTTTGTTGCACTCCACACATCTTCATAGCCAGACTCTAGCTCCCACGATCCATTAGCAATAGCTGTTGTGTTAAAAAATGGAAACTCAGTAATAGCATCAACAGAGGTTGTTGATGTAAATTTAACAATCTTAGCTCTGCCCTGTGGTGTTGCGTTAATATATTGATTAACATTGCCGGCTGAAAATACAGCAGATGAGGCGGTTAATGTAACCTTACCAGATACAGCGGATGGTGTTAGGGTACCAGCTGGATTAGAAAAAGCAGCGGTGAAAGCATACTTTGGAATAGAGTCGAAAGTAATAGTTGAGCCTGTCCATGTTGCATCTGTGCCACCTCGGACAATCTTAATTGGTGCAACATCTGGGTGAGTCACAATGAGTGTATCGGCAGACTGTGTCCACACAATATTAGCCAACCTAGCACCAGTTAGCCCTAGAGCTGACGTATCAAGAAAATTGTTACCGCTACCATTAATGTTTGTAATTAAAGTTTTGTTTTTAAATACAGTCATCCGATTATGCGTAAAACAAAGCATATAGGAGTCTGATGTGCTGAACTCAAACTCAACTAAACGTGTGCCATTTCCAGCTGACTCTGCTCCTGTATTTGCTAGAGCTGATATAAATTTTGTACCTGGTCTACGTCTAATGCCACCTTGTGGCTGACACACCACATTGGTAGCCTCTTCTAATGCGTTCTGATAGGCAGCCAAATCAACCCTTGCTCGGAGCAATGGGTCTAACTCACCAGTAGAAAAGTTTGTCTGGATAGAGACAAAGCGAGCCATTAATACCTCACAGCAATAAGTGAGAAATCATTAATTGCGTTAGTTGGACTACCGGCTCCATCAATGTTCATAGCCTGTCTAAGATAGCCTCCGCGCCCATTCTCTGATGGTGATCCAATAGCAACAGACTGCCAATACTGGCTCTTCTCGGTCTGATCTGTAATGGGTAAAGCGAGGTGCCAAGTCATCATGTACTTGAGCAGCTGCACAAAGTAGCTTGGCATATCGTACTCAGGTACAGCGTATTGATAATCAATGTAAACCTCTTCATAGTCAGTCAATAGTTTGCCGCCCATGATTCTGTATTCTTTACGAGGTGGGATGCCAACAGAATTACTATCGTAAACAGCTCTAGGCGATCCTAATCGGTCACCAGGCAGTTGATACTCGTAACGATATTCGTTAGTAGGAGTTGTCACCAATTGAGCTATAGATGTCTTTTTAAAAGCAAAAGACCAAGGGTACAGCATTAGTGCTTGGCTACGAATGTCTGGGTATAGGCGATCTGATATTGATGCCTCCTCGCTACCTTCGTTAAATGAAGATATTGGCTTTGCGCCTAACATCACGCAAGCATCAGAACATATTGATAGTGCGGTATCGCCAGCTGCCATTTAAATCTCCAATGTAAGAATGGGCTATCGCCAGTTTTGCCAGCAATAGCCCATCTTGTTACTAGATACTATTAGTCAGTATCGGTTGCACTTACAGTTGTACCATCAGCAATGTCAACCACACCAGCTGAAGACACAGCGTTGACGTAAGTCAACACTAAGCTGGGGGTAGTAGCGTCATAGACAAAAATAATGTCACCCACTTTTAACAGCGTTGCAATGCTGTCAAAGTAGCTTACAGTATTAACTGTAGCTTGGGTGTCTGTTGTTTTATATAAATACATCGATGGTGCATTACCAGACTTCGATGCACAAACAGTTACTAAACCAGTATTAGAATATGCCATATCAGTCTCTCCTTAGATTAAGATTCGCGAGCGGTGATTTTGACAATACCCTCATCATCGATGTTAATTGCACCGGCTGAGAAAATGCTGTTCACGAGGAACGAGGTCTTCTCAGGGATGTAGTTAACTTCGGTGCGTGGAGCAATAGCTTCTGCATAGCCGATGGCATCTCTGTGGAAAGCAAAGCAAGTGCGGTCTAAAGACGCATCAACTGCTAGGCCACCCTCAGAGCGGTCACCAAGGATATGGAAAGTAAAGCCCAAGAACGTATTGATTTCACCAGCAACAAGTGCTTTAACAGTATTGAAGTCAGAGCTAGTTACAGCTGTCTCAGACAACAACGATGCTAAACCATTTGCGTGGAGGATAATGTGACGGCCCTCTGGAGGTACGTTATTTTTATCCAACAACTTCTTAGCTTCACGCAACTTGGCTACGTTCATGTTGGTATCGCTACCACCGATATCGTTAGAAACAGTCAAGCTGGTGCTAGATGCTGTCAAAGCATCAAGAATCAACTGGTCTTGTCTACGGCCAATAGCGTGGCCTAGAACTTGTACAAGCTCTTGGCGCTCATCAAAGTTAACTTTAGCCTGGCTAAAAATGTCGCTGTACTCAGCGGCATTAAAGTCAGATAGGGTGCAAGTTACACTTGAAAATGCTACGTTTAATGGAGTTACGTCAGATTGTGCAATGCGTGGGGTAGCCACACCTTTGCCAACCTTTGGAAACTTAACAGTAGAGCCTTCAACTCCTCTACGCTGACGAACAGCACCTACCAGCATTGCTTTGCCCTGGAAAGCCTGTTTTACCTCAGCATCAAAGAGGGTAACAAAGGCATTAGATAATGAAATGCTCATGTGTTTCTCCTAAATAGGTAAAAATAAATTGGGTTTTTGCTTTGGTGTGCCTGTTGCCAGGGCCTACGCTTGCTACTTGCGGTAGCCAATCGTCAGATTAATCTGCATCAAGGGCCAACTAAATGGTATGCCTTAATGAGTTTCTAGCAGAAATGTAGGAAAAATACAACATCTAGTGAAATATTTTTTACATCTACTAAATGTGGATAAAAAAACCCCGGCAAACTGCACCGGGGCAAGGGTCACTCTCGTGAGGAGATTCTTTATATTAGCCGAAATTTTGAGCAAACATCTTCTCAACCTTGGCGCGGTAGGATGGATCTGTCTTGTACTTAGGATCACCAACCATTTGGTACAACTCGTCTTTGGAGGGAGCGCCCTCAATGGGTACAGACTCAACTGGGATGCGAGAACCTTCATAGGTCTCACGCAGTTTCATCAAAGCCTTTAAGCCTTTGGCAGTACCGCCCATGTACTTAAACTCTTCAAAATCATCTTTGCCCCATACCCCTTTGTTTACAAGACCTCTAGCCCAATCTGTCATTCCTTTAATAATGACATCTGCGTTAGGGCCAAGAGATGCTTTCTCTTCAGCAAGTGATCTGGTTACAGACTCTACTTTCTCTGCCCCCATACCAACAACCTTGCCGACCAAACTATCTAAAGCGAGTTGCGATATCCCATTCTCTTGCGCCCAACTCATAACGTGGCTACGAACTGGGTCATTCTCAGGAACAGCACCAAATGCGGATGCATCATACTTACCATCTGCGGGTGCCTTGTGTTTGCCTTGCGATATCTGTTTCCTAAGATCCATCCAAGACTTGGCTATGCCCTCTAGATCGGGGGCTGAATCGTCTTTCTTCCAAAAGTTCTCAGGCCACCAATCAGGCCGGTCTAGCGGAGTGTCATCCTCTTGCTCTGCTAAATGAGATATCTGTGTTGATTCTGGGTTTTGCTGCTCGGTACCTTGGCTGTCCTCAGTTGTTACTGAGTCCAGTAGGCCACCATTCTCTGTGGGCTGGACTGCTTCGGTAGTTTCCATGTTTACATTTTCCTTGCTTTATTAATCCTTGCTTCAAGATCCCTAATTACGCTGTTTTGTCCTTCTCGGTAAAAAGCATAGCTAGGATCAGCGCCAGGCAAGGCAACTGGCTGCTCTAACAAAGTGGCTCTTAACCACTTCATTAGTTTTTCGCCATCCTCTGAGCTGAGAACTCGGAGGCATAATTTGTTTAGGTCTTCTACTGATTGGTCAACATCGCGAATATCTGTAACTACACTTTCTAGGCCAGCCCATCCGTCAACATTCATCTATTAGCCTCCAGCCATTTTTAACATTTCTGGTACAGCCTCTGGGTTTTGCTCGGCAACCTGAGCTGCCTGTTGTGCAATCTGCTGGAGGTTGTACTGTCTCTCAGCGGAGTCATACCGCAGTTTTGTTGGGATGCCCAGCTTTTCTGCAATGTAGTCTGTAATCTCGCCCATCTTCGGTGTGGCTTGACCCTCTGGGCCAAAGCCTTGAGCCATCTGTACGAACTGCATGACGTTGGTTACGTCTTCCATGTTCTGAGCCATAGCCAATGGAGCAACTGGCGCTACCTTAACCTCTAGTCCATTAACACGCAAAGGCATATCGATAATGCCTCTGTCATCCATCACTTGTAGTATTTTTGCAACAAGTGGAATCATGGTCTCATTTATCAATCGTCCAAATGCTGATCCGAGGTTCTGACTCAACTCCTTCATACGTTCTACGACCTCCGTTGCGGAGCGAGCAGACATATTATCGGGAGGCAAACTCTCATCTAGCAGTATGCGTTTAATGTTTCCACGCAAATCACCCATGATAATTTGAGCTACGTTAAAGTCACCAGCTCGTGGCAATGGCTTGAGTGATTCACCTTGTGGGCCACCATTACGCGCTACAGGAATAATTGCGCCTGGGATAATCTTGACAGTTGCTGGATTAAGAACTCCATCATCAGCTGCGGTATACACACCGGATATAGCTAAAGATGCGTTCTTTAATACTAGCTCTAGTGTTTTATTCAATGTCTTGATATCAGGCAACGCAGTAATCAATGGGCCTCTGCCATATATCTCACCGGCTACCTTCATGTAGCGACTGACTACCCAAGGACTCTTCTTGAGTCTGCGATAGACCAGCTCTTGCTTAGACTCTTTGTGGATAACGTGATAGCAGAAATCTCCACGCTTTGGATCAAATACTGTAGCCTCAATCAACTCAAAGTCTTCTGTTGGCTTTTGGTCAATCTTTTGCTGTAGGTCTGTAGGAATCTCAGCATCTCTCCATTGCTGGATAATCGCCTCGCCCTTGATACGCATCCGTCTGTATACATTGTCTACCTGACCATTTGCGCCCTCTTCAAAGGCAACCAAGAACTGTGGCACAGGAATAAAGTTAATTGGGGATGTGTCATCACCAGGCTGAACCATCATTACAGCCGTACCAACTGCTAGGTCAAGCAAGAACTCGCCCATCGCAATGTCAAAGTTAGACTGCTTGAGAGTTGCAAACATCTTGTCTGCATAGATATCAAGAGCTGCTGAGGCCTCTGCTTTGCGGTCTTCTGGAATATCTGGGCCAGTTTCTAATCTGCACCACTTACGCTGTGGTGGGAATATTCCTGACTGTAGACGATTAGCAAAGCGCTGAGTTGAATTAATAGCAGTTGCATCAAACACACGATTCATCTTCTTAGCACCGCCAACCTTACCATCGTAGTAGCCGTCATAAAGGTTACGTTGTGGCAGAGCGAACTCGTATGCCTCATCGTATAGGTCTCTAAAGTCCTCTTTCTTACGCAACGCTATATCGTGGCGCTTGAGGATGTCTTCGGGTTTTAATCTCATCATTTCAGCCATTATTCAATCTCCGAATCCATTAACATTGTTCTACCTCTTAATCTTCCAGCTTTTTCAAGCCTCTCGTAATCTGCTTTTGTTATGCCAACCTCGTCAGGATTTTTTCCTGTTTCACGCATGAAATATTCTTTCCATGCTGTTGGGTGGCTTTCAGATTTCAACATCTTTCCACCCTCATCAGACGATGGCCAATGGAATTTATTTTTATCGTATGGGTCTCTTTCTGGTCTAATGCCAGCCTTCCAAGCAGCTCGATAGTCGTAATCTGCTGTATCTAGGTCTGGAGCCTCATCATATTCTTTGACGTACTCTTTAAACCATTCAGTACCTTTTATCCAAGATAGAAATGATTTTTCTTCAGCTGGAGATAATTCTGTCATTTCAGCCATATCAATCCTTTTTGTGTCTATTGGCAAAGTTGCGCGCTGCCTCTTTGCTACCAAATCCCCATTTCTTCAGAGCCAGCTTTAGGCGCGTTGGCTTTCCATTCTCGTCAACGAGTGGGCCAGACATACCAGCAAACCGAGCCGCAAACGATACGCGCCGCGGATTAACTCCATCGCTCAAAGGCGCTTTTAAATTGCTGCCTTCTGTGCGTTTAAAGTACTTGCGGCCAGCCTCAGTAAGGCCGCCGCTTGGACTCTTATGCTCTTTTTTCACTAGCTCTTTTTAGGCTTCATTGCAGTCTTAGCAGCTTTAACAAATGCAGCATCTGTAGGAGCGCCAGGAGAGCCAGGCTTACGCATTTTCTCCTTAGATCCCGACTCGATCCGCTCACGTTTTTTATGGATATTGGCATAGAGGCCAGCTTTCATATTAATACCCTCCCGCTTTACGGCCTTCAGACATAGCGATTGCTTTTGCCTGAGCTGGTGTTTTTACTTTCTGACCAGAGCTTGACTTGAGTTTTCCTTTAGAATACTCACGCATTACTTTGGCTACTTTGGCTTGCATCTTATCTGTATCTGGCATGATTGTCCTTTATAGGCTTTGGTTAGAGCCGAGGGTTTCTTGCATACCCATCTCTGCATTTAATCGTGCATCTGACAGGAGTTGACGGCCTCTACGTCTTGCGCCACGCATCTTTGCACCAGCCTCTTCTTGTGCTTGTGTAGCTTTCTCAACACCAGCAACTGGCTGTGGTTCTGGCTTTGGCTCAGGAGCCTTTGCAGATCCACCGCCACCACCGCTAAATATTCCACCCATGATTAATATCCCTTCATTTCGTTAGAGCCAAGCGTTTGAATGCCTGTCTCTGGGGTTAAACGTGTATCGCTTAATAACATACGGCTACCACCACGAACACGCGCTCTAGTGCGAGCTGCGTTTTGCTCTGCTAGTTCGCGCTTTTCCTCTTCAGCTTGCGCCCGAATGCGAGCCGTTTCTTCTTTAGTCTCAGCAGCTGCTCGTTCAGCACCGCTAGTATCTGGAGATCCACCAAATAATCCACCCATTTAACACCTCGTCATTAATAAGTAATCCACCTTGTCAGGGCCATACATCCTTAAAATCGCTTCGGTCTCAAACCTTAATGCTTGCGCATAACGTATTGCCCGAATATCGTCAGTTCTAACAGTTATTTGCAGTCTGTGCAAGTGGAGATATCGGATTGCGATATCTACAAAGGTTCTGCCACATCTAAGCATAGATGTTGGGTGTTCTCTAGCCTGATTATCAAAGATGCTCCACATCTCGCCAACTCCACCCCAAAACAAAACAACCCCAAAGATGGCTACCGGTTTATTGCGATAGAACGCAGTAACCGCTGTGCCGAGTGTTGCTTGGCTATGTATCATGGATCTAAGGTCATAGCCCCTAGCTACCGCTAACAACTCTGGCTGGGTAGTATCGAGCTGGTCAAAGTGGTCAATCACGAATGGTAGATAGAACACCCCTCTCTTGGGATGCATCTCCTCATTCATTACCTCATAAGGTATGGTTACTTTCATCTTGAGAATATATCAAAGTCGCTATTGGCCACAGTCTGAGCTACATAAGTTCTTGATGAGACATCTCCTGGGCGGGTCATGCGCTTGTATTCACCGCCACCAAGCAAGAGATATCCAAAGGCATCACCAACGTGGGAGTGTTCGTTTTTGTTTGGGGTATCCCTAAACCGCTCCTGACCAGAGCCTACCGATACCCGCTTGAAATGGTATCCACCAGCCAAAGACTTACGCAGTAGCTTGCACTTGGTGTCAACTAACAGACCCGGCTTGCCGTTAATTAAGCGTTGCATGGGCGCGGCAGCTGACTCTCTACGAACTTTAAAATCATTCGAGGGTGTTGGCTGTGCCTTGAGACCTAAAGTTCTGAGGAAGTCAAAAGCTGTTACCTCATAGATGGCATCCCGCGCCATACCAGCTGGATCGCCCCATACCAACACTTGCATACCTGGATACTTTGCGTTGATTTCAGCAATGAGTTGGTGGCCAAAGCGCTCCAATCCCATGTCAAAGGTAACAATCTCATCAATCACTTGCCACCTACCGCTGGGTAGCCTCTGCCCAATCACCGCAGCTGGGGTTAAACCAAAGTCAAGACCGATCTGAATCGGCACAGAGTTGTCTAAAATAGTCTCTCCAGACATGAGGTTATCGTCATATTCATGCCAAACCGATCTACCCTCTTGGACGTAGGTATATTTGCCTTCGGCATAACATCGAATCCAATCAATGTTCTTACCTAAGAGCATTTGCTGATAGTAGCCAGCCGGTAGATTGGCTACGTTTTCAGCCTTCTTGTTTAGTTGCCACCACTTACCCGCTGAGAAGATACAGTCATTGGCCTCTGGGTTTTCTGGGAGGTCATCTTTTGCAACCTCAATAACACCGCCAGGCTGCTTGTAAAACTTCCAAGCGTATGGGCCTGTCATCTTTTCTTTCTCGGCCATCCTAAACCACCAATGGTCATCATCCATGGGGTTGGTATCCATCCAGATGCCATGCCAACTAGCGCCACCATCTCGCTTGGTAGGGTATCTACCTACTCGGTGGGTAAGGCCATCGATAACAGCCTTGGGCAACTCTCGTGCCTCGTTAACCCATGCCCCTGTTAGCTCTAGGGATAGTAGCTTTCTGACATCCTTTGGCTGGTCAAGCGCTAAGAAGATTACCTCGCAGTCAATACCAGCGGCATCGTCTCTAGCCGGTAGTCGGATGTGGTGGGTAATCGGTGGGGTATAGAGCATTGGCCCAAAGGTATTCTCTGGGAATAGGTCTTGCCAAGTCTTTATCGTAGTTGTCTTGAGTTCGGGGTAGCTATTGCGTACAATGACAAAACGGGTATATCGGACACCATCGATAGGGGAGGGCTTTTGCTGAATTGCCCGAATGAACACCTCGGCAGCACACGCATAGGACTTGCCGGATCCTACTGGCCCCATCATTCCACGCACAAACGCATTGCTTGTTAAGAACTTATAAACCTCTGGAGACTTGGAAAAATCGAGACTGATACCAGTTGATGGTATCTGCTTGCTTGACATCTCTTTTGTTCTAGCCATTGATTTTTAACACTTTTCAGTTAATATTAGCTAACTTTACCATTATAAGGTATGTCATGGCTAAAAAAGTGTGTACCGATGAAGAGTTTATAACCATCTGGCGAGAGCATCAATCTCCTGACAAAGTTGGCAAGGCTATAGGACTTAGCACTCGCAATACGTTAAAAAGACGTAGAACAATAGAAGATACACATGGCATTGTTTTGGATGCTTTAAAACCTAATGGGATGCCTAAGATTTACATTCCAGATGAGCAGATGCAAGCCAACATCACTATTGACAATGGCACAATCCTAGTTGGCTCCGATTGCCACTACAACCCAGAATACGTTACGACAGCTCACCGCGGGTTTGTTGAATTTGTAAAGTATCTGAAACCAAAGATTGTCATTCTCAATGGGGATATCGCAGACTTCGCTAGTATCTCAGCGCATCATCGCATTGGCTGGAATAAAGGCCCAACAGTCAAAGAAGAGCTAGATGAAATCCAAGAGAGACTCGGAGATATTGAAAAGGTAAGGCCAGCTGGCTGCAAGTTAATGATTACGATTGGTAACCATGACCTACGATTCTCAGGCAAGCTATCTAACATCCTCCCTCAGTACGAGGGCATCAAGGGTTTTGATATTGCTGACCACACAATCCATTGGAAATGGTACTGGTCAATCATGGTCAATCAGACTTGCATGATAAAACACCGGTGGCATAACGGCATTCATGCGGTCTACAACAACACCATTAAATCGGGTACGAGTTTCGTCTCTGGGCATCTACATTCTCTCAAGATAACTCCTTGGACAGACTACACCGGCACACGTTATGGAGTTGACACCGGCACCATGGCCTGTGTTAAGGACAACCAGTTTGCGTATACAGAAAACAACCCGGTCAACTGGAGAGCTGGTTTCGCAGTATTGACTTTTATCAACGGCAAGCTCATGCCACCAGAGCTGGCAGAGGTTGTTAATGAGGATGAGGGTCTAATCTACTTTCGCGGCCAACTGCTAAAGGTATGATCCAGCTGACATCCACCATTCTCAAGAATATGTACACCATGCTTGTGGTGTGTAAACCCTTTGATAATTGGAATATGCCCCTACCAGAGCAGATTAAATTTATCGTAGACCACGATCCTGACACCATGGGAACCTACCTCCACGATGATTCGGGTAAGCATGAACACATCATTACTATCTCGGCTGCTCGTTGTGGCTGGCTCGAAACCGCACTCAGAACCATGGCGCACGAAATGATCCACGCTAGTCGGTGGAATACCTCAACAGCTGCTTGGCAGAAACACGATAAGACCTTCCGGCATCGCGCCAAGATGGTAGCGGATGAGCTTGGCTTTGATCC